ATTTGATCTGATACACTTTAAAATTGAATCAAACTGATAGTCTCTGATCGCATACTTCTCAGGAATTCCAAGTGTATTTATGAACTCTCTTAGCTCGTGCTCAGATATTCCGTCGTAGTACAGCTCTTCGTCGAACGTAAACTGATAGTTTCGGGCATCACAGAATTTCTTGATATGCCTTGCCAATCCGGCGTATACATATCCAGTCAGATTGTTGACAAGACGAATCTTTCCATCCCACATTCTGGCTCGATACTTTGGATGGAACTTATAGTTCTCAGCATAGAACGTAAACACATCACCCAACTCCATGATAGTCGATGGCTCTGCCTCCACTTTGACGTGAACGTTGTTTATGAACTTGAGATGTACTGTACTCATTAGATACCTACTTTAAAACGCTCCCACTCGATCGCCGCCTTGATATTAAAGCCGCGTGCCGTAAGGGACTTGATGATGGACTCAAGCAGGTCGATCTTCTCGTGTTGAATGCCCAACTTCAGAGATAGGTTGACAATATCCTTGTCTGCTTCTATATAGTTATTCACCTCAGATTTCAGTATTTTTCCTTGAGGTGGCAAGCGCCAACCTTTTTCGTGTGACTCTTCTGTCGGTCCGAGAGTGTAGAACTCCAGCTTCTCGAGCTTGAGTTGCTTCATCTCTGCCTCTTGCTTACGAAGCAGCAGACGCTCATGCGTAAAAATCTTGAAATACTTGTGATGGAGTTTTGGAATGTTGAGAGCTTCATCGCCGAGCTCAGCGCGGTTGATCTGGGAATCCTTTTCCCATTCTGCATATATGTCATCAATTTTCATAATAAATCCTATAGTTTAGTAATGTCGTACCTCAGATATTTAAACTCTACACTGCATTCTATATAATTGACACTGGTATCTGTACTATTAAACTCAATATCTCCGAGACTTACTGGAAACGCGTCGTAGAAAGTAATCATAATATTCGAGTTCATGCTGCTGTTCATGATCTGTAAGTTAAGATCAGAATACAGAGTTGCTGATGTTCCTGCTTGGGCATTCTGTAAAGTTTTATAACCGTCAAAGTTAACAGGCGATGCCAATGACACCATCCAGTTATAGATCTCCAAATAATCTGTCATATCCTCGTTCAAGCGAAACGTAATATCCAACGGACTATAAGTAAGTTTGCCCGTCACTGGAATCGGAACGAACGGAGTTGGACTCTCGCCGTTACTCATCTGCACACCAGGAAAACGGATGTTCTGCACATTGTAACTGATCGCAGGTGCACGTGCCAAGGTGAACTTATAGCCGAGCGGCGATAGAAAGTTCTTGTTGATACTATTAACGGCAGTCATATCTTTTCCTTGGCCATAGATGCATTATACACACTATTTATATATTGTACATGCCAAAAAGAAGGGGAGCCTTTCGACTCCCCTTCCAGTTTGTGGTTGGTTGTTTCCAACTCTTATGATTACATAAGGTTGTTAACAAGAACGCGACGGTAGTACTTGTTCGAATCTTGCTCAAGAGTTGCAGTTGCGTTAGCAGCTGTAGTACCCTTAGCGAATGGATTCGGTGCCATACCGTAACGTGTCTTGAAGCCGATCTTCGGTTGGAATGAACCTGGATCAACTGCACGAACCATTTGTAGTGGAACGTATGGGCAATAGAACAGACCAGCGTCGAACGGATTCGAACCCTTATAGCCTACTACCAAGAAGTTTGTTCCAGCGTATGGATCGATATACACCTTAATACGACCATTGATAACACCAGCAAATGTGTTGCCTGTGTCGTCGATGTTCAGCGAAGAAGTGTTCATCGCAGGAGCGTAATCAAGAACGCCAGCCATTTGAAGTGCCGAAGCAACGTCAGACGAGCAGATGATTACGTTACCCTTACCGCGACGTGTTTCTTTCGCGATCTTGTTGCATTCACGTTCGATTTGGAACAGAAGACCCTTGAACTTTTCAACTGACCAACGACCGTTTGAATCGGTGTCGAGGTCGAAGATACCAGCAGTTGTGGTTCCTTCGGTTGCACCCTTTTCAGCAGTGATGATGATCGAGCGAACAACTTCACGGTTGATTTCCGCAAGGATTTCACCTGAAAGGATGTTCGAAAGTTCGGCTTCTGCGTCAAGACCGTGAATTGCCTTCAGATCTTGTGCAAGTTCTAGGGTGTATTCTGCCTTCAGAGCGCGTGTCTTAGCAGATACAGTTACCTTCTCGATTGAGAAGCCCATTTCCGGGAAGATGTATGTGCTGTTAGCGCCAAGAAGTTCAGCTGAACCAACTAGAAGACCCATCGTGTAGTTGTAGTATGAGTTACCAGCGTTGTTCGATGAATCAGGAGCTGTACCAACAGTGTTAGCACCAACTGCAGTTGCTGAACCAGCACCTGTGTTAGCAGCAGTAAGACCTGCACCTAGACGTGAAGCGTGACCTGTATTTGCTTCGTTGTAGAATGCTTCAGCAACAGTTGAATCTGTTGAGTTAGCATACTGCGAACGCATTGCAAAGATAAGACCAGTTGGACCGTTCATTGGCTGAACGCCGCAAACGTCATAAGCGATTAAGTTTGGCATCGAACGACGTACGAGTGAAATCAGTACTGGATCGAAGTTTGCAACCTGGCCGCTGCCTACCGAGTTGACGTGACCGTCAGCTTCGCCAAGCATTTGCTGTGAGCTACCTTGGCCGGCAGCTTCGCGAAGCGCACGCTCTGTATTTTCAAGTACAGTTGCGGTTACAAGACGCTTGTGAGCATCTGTAATTTCTGGAAGATCTGTGTGCTCGAGCACTGGCTTCCACTTGTTATTTAGTTCCTCAGCTAACATTTTATTCTCCCTTTATCCTTAGGATTTGTTTATTATTTATCAAATTAAAACTTTTTGGTTCTTGAAATCGCGCTGACATAGTTTGCCATTTCGCCAACTGCTACTGGTTTATCGACATCGGAAAGACCTTCAGTGGCTTCTTCTGTGATAACGCCTGTATTCACTTCTTTCTTTTCAGAGAAGTACTTGCTCTTCAGAATGTCGAGCTTCTTTGTATAAGACTCGGAATCTGTGAACTCGATACCTTCTGCAAGTGTACGAAGCTTTTCTACTTGTGTAGCAGCAAGACCTTCAGACACTTCGTCGAATGTAGCTTCCATTGTAGCTTCATCGATTACAGACTGTAGTTCTAGTTGCTTGTTTACAGACTCGTCGAGCTTTGCTTCTAGCTCTTCGAGTTGTGCCTTCAGTTCACCAACCACATCAAGCTTTTCTTCTGGCACTGTGATGTAAGATTCAGCAAACAGATTGTAGAGGCCTTCCATGAAGTTCTCTGCAATATCGGCGCGGACTGTGGATTCGATAGCAAGCTTGTTATCTTCCATCCACGATTCTACTACATAGTCGAGATACTGATCGACTTTTGTAGTGATCTCTTCTTTAACTTCTTCGACTGCTTCGTCAAGCTTCGCTTCGAATTCTTCTTCGAGACGTGCTTCTTCGAGCGATACGCGAGCTGATACAGCTGCTTCGAAGATCGTTGAAAACTTTTCTTTTGCTTCTTCAGTTAGATCTTCACCAGCGAATACTTCGTTGATGTCTTCCTTTACTGCGTTAAGCGTAGGCATCGGCATCTTACCCATACCAGGAGCACCGCCTGGAACTGGTGAAGAAGGAACGCCGTCTGCGCTGTACTTCTGAATCGAGTCATTGAAGAAGTGCGAAAGATCTTCGCCCTTTAGTTGCGAAAGGAGTTGGCTGAAAGTAGCCAGCATCTCTGCGCGCGTTGGATTTGGCTTCAGTGTTTCCGAACCAGCAGACTCTTCGAGACCATCTTCATGAAATTCGTCTTGAACGATTTCATTCGTATCTTTATTTGACATTTTTGACTCCTTGTAAATTTTATTTATTTATTCTAAGTTAGATTTTAGAAATTTTATTGAGGAAGTTCTCAAAAATTTCAAACTTTTTAGCTTGAAGCTGTCTTGAAGAAGATGCTTTTTCAATAGTGTTTACGGTTTGCTCGAGAACCGCTGCTGCATTTTTCTTTGCAACAAGCAAATCGTCTTGCCATACCCACTCTACACCTTCCATAATCCCGTTAACAAATGCATCTGGAGCAGATGGATCGGCTACGATGTCTGCAGCTGTGGCCAAATAGAAATCGTCTTGAACTTCGTTGATACCTTCTTTATTTAGCTTCAACGAACCCATACCTCTGGATGACACACCAAGCTTTACACCTTCTCCGATAAGTCCCTTGGCAATGTTACCCATTGGAGTATCCATTAGCTTAGCGCGACCTACGAAGTTTGTGCTTTCTCTCTTCAAAGAAGTGATCATGTGAGATACACGATCAAGGTTAATCGAAGGACCGTCAGGATGGCCTAACTCGCCGAGAGCTCTGCCTTTCTGAATATAAGCTTCGTCGTAACGATTCACTTCTTTTTCAAGAGTCTCGACAGGATACATGCGACCGTTACGGTTCTTGATGCCTCCTTGTAAGAAGATACCTTCGATGTATACGTTCTTCTTCCCGTCTTCACGAGCTTCTGTGATGCATCTAAGATCTTCTAAAACTTCTGTGATTAGCTTCATGTTCTTGCCTTATCCGAGATATTCTGTTGGAAGAGTACCAGCTTTTTGTACTTCAAGTAAAACATAACCGTTAGCAGTACCTACGAACTCAACCGTAAGGTTGGCTGTCTGTCCAACAGTGAGAGCCATACCTGAACCGGCGTAGTCAACATATCCAGTTGAATCATAGACTGCAACCGGTGCTGTGCCACGCTTGATCACAGCATAACCGGCCGGATCAATACCAAAGAAAGCTTGAGTGATATAAACACCTGTAAGAACTTCGTCTCCGAGAGCCAAACATGTAGCAGTTGCATCTACGTTTGTAGTGATGCTATTGCCTGATACTTTAATAGTAGTGTTAGCAGCCGAAACGTGAATAACAGCAGAAGTATTCTTTTTATTTGATGTAATAGTTACGGCCATTATTCACCTCTGTGACTGATTGAGAAGTCCAACATTTGCTCGATACCTTCTGCTGTATCGCAGGCTAGCATGAACTCACGTTGATTATCTTCGTTGAGTTTCTCAAAGACCGATACCATCGTTCTCTTATGTGTTTCAGAAATATCTGCAAGCTTGGCAAGCAGTCTTTCTTCTTTGTTCAGTGGCTTACCACCGCGTTCTGCAGAAAGCTTAGCAGCGATCGCCATAACTTGGCGCTTCTTCTGCGACTTACCTTGAAACTGCGGAGCGGCTGACTTCTGGAAATCCTTGACTACGGTTCCCATCGAAGCTTTCTTCATGTCGAGCTTTTCTTCGATCTCTACTTCTTCGTTGGCAATCTTACGAACAGCGTTCTTACGATTGTAATACTTGCGAGCACCATCAGCGGTGTTGCTTTTTGCAAACAAACCGCTTAATTGCTTACCGGCTTTTTGTGCGTATGCATCTTTCTTTTCAGCCGAGATTTCATCGATCTGCTCAGCATCTTCAGACATCTTAACTTCGCCGCTGCGGCGCTTTAAAGCCATAGTACGACCAGCTGCTCTCTTCTTCAGAGTCTTAGTATCGGATCCGTCTTTCGACCAGTCGCCGCCACCCATCTTCATCTTATCAGCGATCTTCTTGCCTTGTTCGCCTGCCTTATTATAATAAGTGCGTACAGTAGGTTCGCTAAGTTCGTCAATTTGATCAGCTTCTTCGCCGTACATCTTATCAAGTGCGCGGTTGACACCGACTGTGCGATTCTGCATCTTCTTGAGTTGGCCGTCATAACCCATCTTTGGTTTACGCGCACTAAAGTCTGCTGCTGCTTTCTTTGTGTATGCACCCATTGTGCTCTTTGAAAGCTCATCTAGCTCTTCAGCTTCTTCAGCAACCTTTTTCTTCTTACGAAGAAGGTGGAAATCATGCGCATCGACCTTGCCATTCTTGTTGGCATCGATCTTATGCTGATTTCCCTTCAGCTCTTCGTATACTTCTTCGTCTTCGCCAGGATTATAACCTTTGCGATGCTTCGGACGATCAGCCATCTTGACCTTCGAACCCTTAAAGAGTTCATCGTCGTTACCGTTACGATCAGCAGTCTTCGCAACTACGTGCTTGTCAATGAACTTTTGCTCGTCAGGATTCTTGACGACCATCGGCCCAAGCTGTCTTTCATTTAAGAAATCTTTAAGCGTCTTCGCCATCGTCGTCTTCTTCCTCTGTGTCTAAATCTTCTAAGTCCAGATCTTCAAGATCAAATTCTTCGTCTTCGAACTCTTCGTCTTCAAAATCTTCATCTTCGAACTCTTCGTCGTCGATGTCAAAATCCAAATCATCTTCGAATTCTTCTTCATCGGTATCTTCAGGTTCGTCAGAAGCAAACATTTGTTGAGCATATGAAGTACGCTCATCTTCTAATCTTGCTACGATCTTTTGACCCATAAGATCATCAAATGCCGTGGCAAAGCGAGTTGGCTGTTGATCTACAGCTGCTCCAATTAGTTCGTCAATATCCATATAGAATCTCCAAAATCTTTTTATTATTTATAATGTATTTATTTTCCTACCAAATCTGGTACATTTGGTAGAGATGTTGCTTTCGGCTTAGGTTTACCAGGTGCAGGATCAAGAGCAGAATCATCCGCGGCAGGTGGAGTGCCTACATCTCCAGGAGGAAGTGGCTGTCCATCTGGTCCCATTTCTGGCGGAGCATACTGAGGATTATCGATTTCGTCGGCAATTTGCTCGTCGATCTCTTTCATATCTTCTTCAGTCTGATACAGAACGTTACGACGAATCCATTCATGTGAGTAGTACTTGCCTGCATAGTCATCGACATCACGAAGCATCGAGATACGATCGCGAAGGATCTCGGTATTCTTTAGCTCTGCAAAGTGATTGTCTTCTGTGAATTCATACTTGAAGTTAGACTTAAATTCGGCCCAATCTTCAGAGGTAATGATACCCTTCAAGATGAGTTGCTTCTCAAGAATCTTACTGAAGATATCAGAGAATCGAGCACGAAGACGTGTAATAAATTTGGAAAACTTAACTTCGTCTCGAGTCACTTCAGTAGCTCTACCGAAGTTGAATGCTTGTTCAGGATCAAGACGCGAGATCGGAACGTTCAGAGCTTTGTAAAGTTTGCGTTGGAAGTATACGATGTCGTCGATCTGTCCAAGGTTCTGACCACCTGGAAGAGTAGTGATTTCTGTACCTTTACCGCCTTCACGACGTGGTAGCCAGAAATCTTCAAGCATCGTCATGTGCTTGCGATCGTCTCTGATCTCTCCAGTTCCTGCGTCATACACTACCTTATTCTTGAAGCGAGTCATGACATCACGAAGATATTGCTCAGCTTTCATTTTTGGTAGGTTACCAACGTCGATGTAGAAGATACGACGTTCAGGTGCGCGTGAGATACGATAGATGACCAATGAGTCTTCCATCGCCTTTAATTGGTTGAGAGGCTTGATAGCCTTCTGAAGGTAACCAAGAACCATGTCGCCTTTGACATTGACAAGGCCAGAAGACACGTTAATAATCGAGTCGACTGCTATCTTAATACCCTGCGTGGTAGGATCTTGGTAGTTAGGCTGAGTCGGTACTTTCCCGAAGCCATTCTCGTTGTAAATGTAGAACTCTTCACCCTTTGAAGGAATGATAACGTTCGAGTCTTTGGAGGCTTTTCTTTTCTTCTGTGTCTTGACTTTACGAAGCTTGCGAGGATCTACGTAACGAAGCTCTTGAATTCCGTCTCTCGGATTCTTTTCGTCAATCATCAAGTGATAGAATATTCTGCCGTCGACATACCATTTACGGAAAATTTCGTATGCGTGCTGATTAAACTCGAGCAGCTCGAGTACAGTGTCGAACTCATCTAAGATAAGTTTCTTCACTTTATCTGGTTGCTTCAAATCGTCAAGATTTAAAGATACAACCTCTTTCTTTGGATCAATAACGACCGCTTCATTGATAATGTCATCGACAGCAAGTTCGATATCTGGATGCTGAGCCATCTCTCTGTACTTCGAGACAAGCTCTGACTCGGTGCGAATAGCACCTTCCATATCAACGTACTGACCATAAGCTCCACCTTCGGCAAGAACAAGAGCTCCATCATCGTCCTGTTTAGGAGCAAATGATGGAAGCTCTTTTTCTTCTTGCTTCTTTTTAATTTCAAAACCAAATAACTCGGCCATGGGTTCTCCAATTTAAATAACGAAAAAGTAAGGGGATGTACCCCTTACTTATTAATCACCGCCGGCGTCGCCTGTGACACTGTCTCCAACATTCCAATAGTCGTACTGGAATGTAACCTGGAACAGTTCGATCTGGTCGGTTGTAGACCAATCAAGTTCGATTGGGCTGATGTTGCTTGGGAAGATACCGTTGAATTCGTACGTACGAAGCTTCGATCCGTCCTTAGCAAACTGTGTCACTGTCGCCTGTGACTTATAACGATTGATTTCTCTTACGTTACGTTGTAGACGATTGATAGCATTCGACCATTCTTCCATGGCGTTACGGATCAAGAAGTCTTCATCGTTGATAATCGTAACTGTCCATTCTGCGAATGTTCTGTCACCAGCTAACTTCATTTGACGGCCAAAGTAAAATACTGGAATAACACCGAGGTCAGAGCCAGGCAGCTGAGCTGCCTGACACATGAATCGGGTTTTAGCATCTCCAGCGCTGTTCGCAGGATTAAAAATATCCACTTGGAACAGGTTTTGTCTTGCACCGCCGTAAGTTAGTTGGCTTCTCATTTCATTGATATTAAAAGCCATTTACTTTCCTCCTAGGTTTATCTTATTTATTAGAACTGGCCAGCGATTTCGTTGAACTCGACACCAGATCTTACGGCGACGAAGTTTAGCTGAATGAAGTTGATCGACTTAGCAGGCTTGATGTAGATATCTCCAACGAAGCGGTTGCTGTCGATTACTTCAGCAGTATTATTCGTCTCGTCACAAACCACGCGGAAGTCAACGATTCCACGACGTCCTTGAACGTCACGTAGATAAGGTTCTACAAGGTTTCTGAACTGCGATCTTGTAAATTCGTCATTGAATTCAAACAGAGTAGAGTTAGAAGCCGTAGCAATTGCCTTTTCAAGTGTGATGAACAGGCGACGTACGTTAATACGATCGAATGCACTCACACGTCCTAGAAGAGTTTTATCTCCGTAAAGGATTGTGCCTTGACCAGGGAATGTAACAACTGGATTGACATCATTCTTATACAGAAGATCTCTTTCAGGTTTGCTTGGGCTAAAGGCAAGCTTTACAAGATTCTTTACTTGGCCACGTGTGAAGCCAGCAGGTGAGAACCAAGGATCTCTTACACTGTCGCTACGCGCTGTAATACCGGCCATATCACCGTTCAGTGGGATATAACGATATACGTCTGCATATTTGTCGTACTGATACTTGTAACCAGAATCGAGGAATGCATATGAAGTATTACGTAGAAGACGTCTGAAATCTACGATGTTCTGTGCTTGCACATTTTCTGTGTTAATACCTACAACGTCGCTGTATGCAGGAGAAACGAATACTACACAATCCTTGCGAACTTCTGCAATGTTGTCGATCAGATAGTTTGCTAGCTGAACGTCGTTAGTTCCCATTGCTTTACCTTGAAGGATCAAGGAAATATCTACTGTGCTTGCATCGGCAAAGAGATCATATGCTGAACCGAGAGCGGCCATCGATGCGGTGCTTTCTGTTGCTCCATCTGCACCACGTACGAATGACTTAGTATATGGAACTGCAGCAGTCGAATCAGCAAGATTTGCAAGTGTAGCTGAAGCTGCACCTGAACGATCGTTTGTAGCCCAAACCCAACGTGAGAAGTCGTTGATAGCAGTCTTATAGTAGTTAGTCGTACCGTCGTCTTTCTTCGCATCTGTGGCGCGTGAAAGATTTTGGTAGATTTCAAGAACTTGACCAGGTGTTCCGCTGATCAGACCGTCTTCGTCAACTACAACAACCGAAACTTCGTCTGTTACTGTACGACCGGCACCTGTCATTGCTGAAGATACACCAGGAGCAGACTCTACAACATTGAAGTATTCCCACTGACGTGTCAGTGAAGTACCGCTGAAGTTAGTCGACTTGTTCCAAGTGCTATCAAAACCGATGTTGAAGAAGATGTTCGTACCATCGTCGGCTTGTGTGCCCTTCGAAGCAACCTTCATGTTCTGCTTGCCAACTGAAGTGTTACCAACTTCTACATAGTCGCCAACTGTAAGCTTGTCTCTTAGAGCTGTCACCGCAAGACGTGCTTGAGCGAGCGTAAGACCAAGGTCGGTTGCTGTTTGCGGCGTGATGAACACGTCTGAGTTAGCGGCGCCGTTTGCAATAGCAAGAACTGTACCATTTGATGTTGCTGACAGCGAGAAAGTATTTGTATTAAGAGTCTGAACGTAATAAGTTACGCCCTCAGAAAGACCTTGGATAGTATTAAGCGTGTTTGCAGCTCCCGAGGCAAACCACACTGCGGTTGTGTTTCCAGTGAAACCGTGACCGTTTGCAGTGATGACGTTTGCAGAAACTGAGTTAGAACCAACTGTAAGTGCACTTGCGGAATCTGCTACGCGATCAGCGAAGTCATTTCCAGACCATACAAACACTACGTTAGCAGTATTGCTACCTACGTTGATAGCTACTGTTGCCGATGTAAGATCTGCAAGAGCATACGTATTGGCAGTCGTTGAACCCCAGGTTGTATTGGTTTCAAATGTAACTGTCTCAGCAAACTGAGCCGCGCTATCGCACATCGAAACCTTTAGCGAGTTGCCAAGTGCACCAGGATAGCGAGCAATAAACTCAGTTCCTGTGAAGATGGTGTTCGTTGCACCATAATTTTCAAACTCTTCTGTGTTTCTTACTACAACGTTCGAAGCAACTACAGCAGCTGTATCGCCAGCATAAGCCGAAAGAACACGGTTGTTAGCAATGAATGAAAGTAGAGCTGAAGTAGTTCCTGTCGCAGCTTTTGACAGTGTAATAGCAGAGTTTGTTACCGCTGTTACGAATGTATCTTCTGCGATGCCGTCACCTTGTACGCGAAGACCGGCTGTAAGACCAAGAGCAGTACCATTGGCTTCTAGAGTCGTATTTGCATTCGGCGTGATGGTTGAAGTGTTAGCAAAACCTGTAGTAGTTCCTGCACGCGATACATACAGTGCATTTCCATAAGAAAGGAAGTTAGCAGCAGTGTAAAACGTTTCGTAGTTACTTGAAGTTGGTTTACCGAAGCGATTTGCGAGTGTATTTTCTGAATCTACAAGAACAAACTTTCCGATTGGTCCCCAACGAAATACTCCGCCGAAACCACCGACCGTAGTCGCAAGTGCCGGAACAGTTGTTGTAAGATCAATTTCAGAAACGTTAATTCCCGGGCTGACTTGAAACGCCATTGTTATCTCCCTTTAAAGGTTAGTCATGTAAGTTGCATTTGCTTTATTTATAACTTCATTAAATTAGGAGATTTGTCAATGAAAAAGCGCGGTTGCTTTATGTTGAGTCTTTTCCTAGCATCGTGTAAGTTTTCAGATAATAATTTATCATAATTTTCTGCGAGTAAGAACTTAGCTTTTTTACCATTTCGATATGCTTCATATAACATTTTAAGATGTGCAAGTGTAAGGTTTCTTAATCCTAATGGTCCGCCTACATTAAAAAGAATAGTCAAACTAATAGCCAACCAACTTAAAGCTCGTGTTTGAGCAAACGAAAACATAGTAATACACATTTCTCCATCTACGGTTGTTGGATAACCAGTAAGAATATGCCAAATGTCATGAGTATCTCGATAGCGTTTAGCCATCCAACTGTATGGATGCTTAGCTTCGATCCACTTATCATTTGCCTGTCTTCGACTAACTTTTACTACATTTATTTGTTCTTCTTTAAACTTTTCATAACAAATTCGGCCAATAGAATTTTCTGGTCGATCAGCGAGCGTGGGAATATAACTTGAAATCTCTTCATTATTAAAAGCCATTTCTCCACCGATTCGTGATTCTAACATTTTTTTATATGTGTATTTGAGAGAAGGTCCACTTCCGTGTCTAACTACTTGAGCAATAAAAATCAATCCGTTTGTAGGATGTAATAATGCATGCTTTAATGCTCTTAACATACGTTTTATATCAAAATTATAATCGTCCATATCAAAAGTTTCCTTCGAAGAATCCGCTTTTCTTGGCTGTCCAGAAATCGTCTCTTGGTCCACCATCGAAGAGAGGTTCATTGACTTCTTCGTCATGCTCATCGTCTCCTGTGCTCATGAGCCCGAATGGAAGCATCTGCTGTTCGAGCATCTTCTCGTTTTGTTCGTAGATCTGCATACGAATGTCGACGTTCGTAATCTCCTTCAGATACGGTTGAGTAGTCAACCATGCAAAGAGAACACAGCACATGGCCATGTCATCGTTACCATCTTCGGCTTCGTAAGACTGATTGCCCTTCAAACTGTTCTTCAATGAGAAGCGAGTCAGCTCATAGATAGTGTCATAATCATAGATCAAGAACTTATCAGACTCGACTAAAGTCTTGAGCGTCGCGCATCCAACTCTTTTGACTTGCTTTGTTGTCTTGACACCATAGTGCGTCGTAGTCGCAAATCCACCTGAAAGACTTTGTCCTGTTCTGCCATTATTGGCAGTTACGAGAACGCCGTCATACTCAAGATCATAGTGTAGAATGTCTGCTACTTGTTGGCCGATGTCATTTGTTTCGACAAGAACCAAGGCGTCGTTATACTTGATAGCCGCATTGTAAATGATATTCGGATAGATCATCGGAGATATCAAGTTGTTTCGATATGTAGCCACCTGTCGATAAGGCATCGTTGATACGTTGACGACAATGAAGGCAGAATAGTCGGCTCCAGCTCCTCGAGAAGTATCAACTACGATAGCATAGATCGTATCTGGTTCGGGCTCTTCGTAGATCTTCAATCCTCCATCTGCTTGGGCAATTGGATGCTTGTAGACCATATTACGAAGTTTAGTAGGATGGATCAGTGTGTTCGAAGATCCAAGAAACTCGCACTCATATTCTTGTCTGAACTGTTCTTCAGACGTGTTACTGATCGTCTGCTCTCTCCATGCCTCATCGCGACCTGGAATCTGTGACCAGTGAACGTCGACACGAGCATAGGCATTGCGGCCTTCTTCTGACTCTGTCCAGATACGGTAGAACATGTTCATACCATTTGGAGTCGAAGTCACAAGAACCTTCGAACTTTGACCAGATGAAATGGTAGGATATACCGAGGCAAAGAACTCGTCTTGAATGTTGGTCGGAACGAAGGCAAACTCGTCGAGGTAAACCATGTTCTGAGAAGTACCACGAATAGCAGAAGATGAGGTAGCAGAAGCAAGGATTTCTGACCCATTCTCGAGCTTAATATTACCTTTATTCCATTCTGTGACACCCATCTGAAGCCACTTCGGAAGATGCTCGAACATCAACTGAATACGTCCAAGGATTTCTCGAGCCTGTCTATCTTTGTTGGCGAGAATAGCGATGGAATATTCTTCGTTAAATACGATTTTCCATAACAGGTATGCGGCAACAGTAGTCGTCTTACCAACCTGACGAGGCATCTTACAGATAACGAAACGGTTGGCCTCGAAGGCAAGGATCATTTCCTTCTGGAATTCCCAGAGCGGGAATATGATCAGACCCTTATCGATGTTAACGATCTTACAATAAGTTAAGATGAAGTAGATAGGATCCTCAGAGCACTTGATATACTCGGCAACTTGCTCAGGAGTATACTCGACCTTTGTGTCAGCTCTTTTTAATCGAGGGTTACCTAAGTAATTTTCACTCGCCATCTTTGTGCTGCTTTAAATATTTCTGTAACTCTGCGGTAGATCCGACAAAGAGATTGTTTGTGACTTGCTGTGGAGAAGCAGAAGGATCATCTTCCATGATCTTTTTCTTCTTGGCCTGAAGATCAACCAAGTCTTTGCTTGCTGCCACCATTGTATTCATCATGGTTGCCAAAACTTCGTAGGCTCTTGGGTGCTGGCTTTGTTTAGCCACATCCATCAAATCAAAGAGTGCTTCTTGTCCCTTATTAATCACTTCCATCATGTTCTCGCGAGCATACTCAAAGTCTGCTGACACTTGAGTACTCATCTTCTTTTCGATCACGGCGGGTAAGTTATCGCCCGAGGCGATGTTTAAAAACTTATCAAGTTCGTTGCTCATTATAGATTCTCTGTAATTTCATGAATAAAGCCATAGTCATCTGTACTTATAATTTCATCATACGGCAAGCTTGCTGCAGCATTACTTGTAGGTTGACCGTTAGCAGTCAATCCTGGACGAGCAGTTACAATTACGGTGCTAGTGGTATTCGTTGTGTTTCCAGTTTCTACGTCTTCAGGAAGTCTGAAAGTAGTTTCTGCTTTCTTAATTAGTTTCGATTTCTTTGTAGGTCCATACAAGTAACCCTTCAGTGTAAAGCTGAGTGTCCATGTCAACACTCGTCTTTCTGTGAAGGAACCTTCGTATTGATCTTGAGATGTGATGCTATTTAAGATGATAGGAATGTCTCGCGGTCCATCCACCTCAGGAACAACATTTACACTGACTGTAAAGTCTGGTGTGAAGTAAGGCACAATCTGTTCTACGATTCGTGTGCCGTCTTCTGCGTTCTTAACCAAAATATTCATCTCAAACTGCATGTCATAAGGAACAGGCTGATACTGATACTTGACTTCATCGTCTGTGCCAGCAGTAGCAGATTGTTTTGTCAGCTTGTTGAGAGTATTCAGTTTACGAGTGGGATCATATTCCATCGATGTCATCTCGAAAGAAATACGAGGAAGAACGATACCAACTTGATTTAACATTTCTGGGTTCTGATCAAGTCTCGCAAGAACTTTATCCTTCGGACCATAAGTCAAAGGAATCTTAAGAGTCTGAAGTACTTCTCCGGTAGAGCTTAGGCGATTGATGTAGATGTCATTAAATACCGTACCGAATACGATGATGTATTTTCTTAGACTGTCATGATTCCATGTTCTTCCAAACATTATACTTGTCCCTCACTAAACGGATCTATTTGTGTCCAATCGAGAAGTCCGTCACCTTCTGTTTCGAACTCGGTATTATCTTCGAATGGATCGCCGGATTGGGTTTCAAAACTGTATCCACTCTGAATAACAGGAGTTCCGTCTTGAGTAACAAGAATGAGACCATCTGAAGTCATAATGTTGTATAGGTCGAGGCTAAGGCTGAGATCTCTCTCGATATTATCAATCGCGGCAATTCCAGTATTCAGTGCTTCACCGCTATATTCAAACATCTCACAAACAAGATCATACATCTGAATTGATCCCATCTGATAGAAGACGGGAGTTTTATTCACATACTTGATGTACATCAAGCGATCAGCCATCGGAAGATATATAATATCACCTTCTTGAGGGCGATCGATCATCTCAAGGTTTCCGATCTCGTCCATAAAGTTACGGACAGATACAGTAAACGTTACCTGATCTCTGATTTCAAGACCAAACTTCGAGAGGAACTGACCGTCTCCTTCGTAGCTTTCATAGCTGCGAATATACATGTCAATTAAGTAAGAACTGTTGTACTGTGATACAGCATCTTCTTCATATACGTCGTCTTTTGCTATCAGTGTTCGAGGGCAGTAGAATACGTCGTGACCATATATCTTAATAGACTCGAGAACCAGATCTTCGATTAAGACCTGCTCTTGGCTATTTGTAAAGTTGTTAAAATAGAAATTGGTCGACATGTATTATCCAATCATATCGAGAACCGGAAGAGAATAAGAAGAAATCATCTCGTCTTCGAGCTTTCTTCTTTCGGCTACGGCATCGTCGTAGATTTTCTCTCCGTTAAATTGAACTCCTCCTGGTAGAGTCATACCTGTGAACTTCGTGAGGTTCGATCCCCACTGTTCTTTAATCAGAGTCGTAGCATAGTTCTGAAGCCAACGATCGTTATAAGCATCTGTCCATGTTTCTGGATCCACGACTTCGTAGGCTTCTACGAGTAAGAATTCTCCGACAGCAACAGTGCCCCAATCCATATCAACGTGTAGTCGATCTTTGTGGCGAGAGTAACGAATTGGTTGCTTACCAACAAGAAGCTCGTTCATCAAAGCAAGGTGTTCCATGACCATGTAGTAAGGAACAAGCGATACGTTAGTCAGAGTATAGAGGTCGTTCAGAGCAATTTGATAGCGAATATTAAAGAGGTCGTCAGAACGGATCGAAGGATCTCCCATCGAGAAGATGCTAACAGCACCAATGATATTTTCTGGAAGAGTAATATACTTGTTCTCTACATCGGTCGTTGTGATAGCATGCTTATAGTATACTCTTTCTGAACCATCGAAGTGATAGTCATACCAGTAACGCAAGGCTTCGTCGACACGATCATCTACCTGATCATCATCTACGTTGATCTCAATTACTGGCTTGCCAAGCTTACGAAGGCAATACTCTTTAAATTCTGCTTTTGTGGTAGGAGTGGCCATCGAATCCCTCTTTCAATATATTTATCTCAGGCTATTTATAAGCCGTATAAATACAACCAGTACACTATGAGGACTTGAAATATTATGAATTTAGACTTGATGATCATCGATAACTTCTATACGAATCCCGATGCGGTCAGAGCTTATGCTCTGACTCAAGAGTTTGATGTAACAGGTAACTATCCTGGCAAACGAACTCGCTCCTTTCTCACAGACGATGTCAAAGCATGCATTCAGTATTGGATGAATTTTGCTGGTAACATTACCAACTGGTACGAAGACTCTGGTTATACTGGAGCTTTTCAGTATGCAACAGCCCAAGATCGCACGTGGATCCACTGCGATCATACGAGCATGTGGGCAGGAGTATGCTACCTGACTCCTGATGCACCACTATCGAGCGGCACTGCCATGTATCGGCATAAGGAATCAGGAGAATGGCGATCGCATGAAAACCTTCATGAGGGATACGACTACACCAAATGGGATAAAGTAGACTCGATTGGTAACAAGTACAATCGACTTATTCTTTATCGTGGAGATCTGTTCCATGCCAGTCTCGACTACTTCGGTAAAAACTTATATGATGGAAGATTGTTCCAGACATTCTTCTTTGATACGGAGAGATTCTCATGAAGGTATGTAAGATCATTTGGTCGACGAATCGACTCGAGTATTTGATTCCTACTCTAAAATCCCAGCGAGATATGCTAGACTTTAGTGGATGTCAAGTCGAAGGCATCTTTATTGATGACATGCCAAAAGGTCGCCATGACGGTACGATGTTCGAATTAGCCAAGAATTTCGGTTTCACTGAAATCATCTTACATCAACAGAACATGGGTTTGCCACACGTATGGAATAAGACTTTCGAAATTCTGAGAGCGCGAGATTATGACTACGTGTATCTGTCTGAAGACGACGTCACGTTCAACGTCCCAATTAAGATGCTCGATATGACTCAGATCTTGCATGATTATAGAAACGTTTCTCAGGTATGTTTAACACGTCAGAAATGGTATGACTTTGAAGAGGAAACTCAGGCTTATGAAACAGATATTACACTCGGAAAGTATCGAGGCGAGCTTTCTGCGGCATATTTTTGGAGTTTGGCAAGCGTTTTTCCTCGGGCGATAGTAGATCTTCCTCATGCCGAATCTGTAGGCGAGAAGAACTTGAGCGAGTATGTTGTGGCAAAATCATTGCAACAACTTGGCATGCAGACGTGTAAGGTAAAGACTGAAGAAGGAAACAACATCGTCAATCATATTGGCGAGTATAGCATCGGTAAAAGAGCAGAACCTGGAGATCCTCGCTATGAGGATTTCTCAGCCTATGATCCTGAAACGAAGTATAGTTCTCGTCATGGAACTAAGTGGACTTAAGACTATCATCATTCCAGAAGTTGATGAGTATGCTCTTACGAGATCCGCTCTTGACTTCATTAATCCAATGATAGTATCGACTGCCTTCAAAGTATAACACTGCTTTCTTAATAAGTTTTCTTAGATATTTATCTAAGATATCATTCTTCATCTTCACTCATAAAAAGAGCCTTCGGCATCTTCACTTTCTTTTTTGGTTTCTTCGAGACCGCAAGAACATCAACTACTCCAATACTTTCAAGACTGTAAGTCTTCGCCCGTTCTTCGATTTCTAGGTTAATAAAATCTACTCCGAATTCTTTATGAAACTCAACAAGAAGATCTTCTCTGCACGTTTCGAGATATTGCTTCCATCTCCATATTCCAATCTCAGCAAGGATTTCTCTTCTTCGCTTGGCTTTTACATTTTCTAGAGGAGTTTTCGTATGCCAGTTACTAGTATCTTCGAGATGGTAGGATACCATCTTACTATGATGAAACATCTTATATCCGGCAGCATATGACATCATTGCCATCATCACTTCTTCGCCTTGGAAGAATACCTTTGGATCTAGACCGACATTGTCGATCCAATCTGTATGCGTAAAGAAGTTTCCTGCCATGATATGAAATGCAGGTCTTGGCATATCTGTCGAAGGAACATTATCTCCATGAACGTCTGGAATAAAATTATGAGGATCGATAGTATAATACTTTACTTGACAAGCGTCGTTCTCTTCATACTGAGGATAAGTTTTAATTTCTCCATCTTTCTCTTCAATCACAAAAGATTTACATGATCCGGTAATAATTACTTTATTTGTTCCAGACATGTCCATCGCTCTCTTATAATCTTCGATAAGAGCACGATCCCAGTTAAGATCGTGTAACATATGCGAATCGACTTGATAGATAAAGTCATACTCTGAAGTGACATTTAGCAAGTTAATATATCTTGCCCAAACACACCCATCAGAATACTCTGGATCAATTCTTTTATAGATGACATCGTCTCTACTTACGAGTACAGGTTCTGTACATGCCAAAGAATCCTCATAACGAGTTTGCTCAAAAATCGAATAGACTACATTGTTTCTATTTGACTTAGTTTGCATCATACTCTTAATGGTATGAGGAAGTAAAGGATCTTGATACGAGCATACTGAAACAAAAATATTCATTGTTTAATCTCTTCTTTTTGCATATTAAATTTCTTTTTAATTCCCATAAACTTTCGATAGTATTGCTTATCATCTCCAGGAATTAGATTTGCGGTTTTATCTATCATCTCATCTGTAGCTGGACCGACAGAAGCAGTGATATCCTTATTCAAGAAAGGAATCACATGTAGTAAAGGATCTCCTGCTTTGATATGAACATTACATTCTCTCTTTGGCATACAAATAAAGTTTACAGCATGAAAGTTTTTATAATCTACCAAACCTGGAGTCACATATAAATCTTCAAGAAAAGTGGAATGATAGAATGCAGGCATTAATAATGCGCTGATATTTTTTTGTGTAAAAATTTT